CGCCGCATTGTCGAAGCCGGTGCGCCGCATTGATCCGGCCAGCTTGGCCAAGGTCGCATTACGCGCACCGTCGACAATCTTCGCGCCCTGCACCACATGCATCTGTGGGCGTTGCTTTGGCGTCAGCAGGCGAATCAACCATTCCGGGCAGGGCGCAATTTCAGGAACTTCGCCGGAGAGCGGCTCCCAATCCAACCACTCATAACCGGCAGCCGTGCGCGACGGCTCGACCACGATGTAGCCGCCCTTGCCCTTGATATCCACACCCGGCTTGATCTTGCCGTGCTGGTTGCGTACCGGGCCGGGCGAAGCCATGACGATATGTGATCCACCGCCACCTGTCTTGGCGCGCAAGGTATCCGGGAACGCGCCGAACTCGTCCTCTATGGCGATCAGCGATTCATCGCCGCCGTTCCGCGGGTCGATATCGACAACCATATGATGGTCGCCGAGCACCCAGGCGATATTCGCATTCGGCCAGGCCATTGCCCAGCGCTTGATAATCGCCGGATCGGTCGTCGCATCGTGCAATCCATTCTTCGTCAGCGGATGCTTGCCCGGTGACTTGCAGGCCGGATCGCCACACGAACAGGCACCAGACTCGGACAGGTAATGGATCGGGACAACAGGAAAACCCAGCGCGGCATACGCCAGAGCATGGTCTAGCCATGCGGCAGCCGCCGAAGGTTTCGGCATCATGATTTCTCCAGTAGGAATTGGCGCACTTGCCGAACCGCATCGTCGAAACCTTTGCAGACGATGGCGCGATGGCCGTGCATGTTGAGGTAGGCGATCCACTCCGCCTGATCTGGCGACACGACGCCGCCCTTTTGCCGCTTGAACTCGATCCAAAGATTCCATGCCGGGATGCACAGATCGGGCACGCCAGCCGATAGCCCTTCAGCCTTCATCCATGCCGCCTGTCGCTCATCACGAACGGCAGCATTCGGCACGGCAAACAGCTTGACGCCACGGTATTGCATCCTGAACCAACGCACGAAGGCGACTTGCTCCTGATGCTCAGTCGGTAGCTCTGACGGCTGACGCGGGGCGCGCGGCTTCGGTGCCTCCGGCAACTGCAACAGCGGGTCAGACTCGTCAATGGTTTTTCCGGCCATCATCATCATTCCGCGCAGCGCCTTGATGTGGGCGACCTTCTGCTCATGGACTGACGGCTTGGCACGCGTCATGGGCAATCCACCACCGGGCCGGTGTAGCCACGCTCCAGCAGGTCACGACGGGCTGCGCGAATGAACTCGGCACGATCCTCGCCGGACGCCGTAGGCCACCACTGCCGCAGATCGCTAAGCACATGGCCGTCGAGATCATCGGCGCAATACTTCGCCCAAGCGGCGATCATCTCGGCCAGAACCGTCGTGAAGTGATATTGACCACACGCTGATAGCGCCATCAATCGCCCCGCTTTGCCCTGCACGACTCGGGTATCGCGCAAGCATCGTCGCGCCTATGCTTCAAGCCATAGAGGGACGTTTCAAGGAGCACGCGAATCATGTCTGACAACTTTCTATCCTCAAGCATCGCCAAATCCTGCAAGTCACGCTTGAGCGTGTCCGACAGGCGTACAGTTATCTCAGCAATGCACTTTTCAGGCATGGCCGAGATCGCAGGAATAAAAAAAGCCGCCCGACCGGGAAACTCCCTGTCCTTTGGCGGCGAAGCAAGCCCCAACAGCTTGCAAGGAGGAGACGTAATCAGTGGGCATTTAGGCTGCCAGCCTTTCGGGCGTATCGGCGGAGCGCAGCTTCGAGGAAGCCACATAAACCTCTGGCTTATTGCGCAGGAGTTGCAACTCCCTACCAGCCGGAAGCCCTGTGGTTTTCCATTGACTGATGGCCCCGGTGGTCACGCCAAAGAATCGCGCTGCCTCGCCGTTTCCGCCCAACAACCTTATGGTTTCAATAGCCATTGCGTTCATAGTGCCGTTACTTTAGTTCGACTAATGATTTTTGTCAAGCGCAACTAATCAAGTATTACTTTACGATTCATCATGGACAGAAAAAAACTTCTAGCTGACTTGATAAGAGACAGCTTTGACAACAGTCAAGCCGACTTCGCCCGGAGGATTAATCGCAGTCCTTCGCTTGTGAATCAATGGTTGAGCGGTAGGACAACATTCGGTGATGGCGTTGCGCGTCACATTGAGATCACCTTGAATCTAGGCCAGGGCTATTTCGACGGGAATGGCTTGCCACCAGAGATTGAATCGACCACCAAAGCAGACCCCACCTCGGCAGCGCTGGCCGAGCTTGACCGGCTATACCCGGCAAAAGCTGCGCTGTTCCGGGCCGAGATCGCACTTGCTTTGCAGGAAGCACTCGAAAAGCAGGCCGCAGCGCCCCCAAAAATCCAGCAGTCGGCGTAACCGCGCAAGACGCCGGCTGCGTAGTTGAGCACTACGCGCAAACACACACCACTGATATGGTTGCCCACACTCATGCGCTTGTTGCACAGTCGCATCGGCGCATGGGCATGCGGTACCGGCTTGTTGTAGACAACCACGCACCAGTTCGACCACCACACAGTCGCATAGATGACCTCTTGGGATTCCGGCTAATGAACCCCATCCGAGCAGTCGGATAGCCGTCCAGCCAGCGCCGAGTTTGCCCGTCCCGCCTTGAGCGGGATTTTTTTTGCAAAAAAGTTTAGTTGAACTCTTGACAGGCTTGTTTAGTTCGACTAAATTACCTCCCATACCGCACCTGCGGAAGAAAAAAGGAGGCAGCGATGACAACCGACCAAACCAAAACACTAGCCCGCGCGCTCGCCGACTGCGATCCTGCTTTGGTGGCTGCGTCAAATGACCTGTATTGCACGCTGGCAACGATCACGACACTCGTTCGTGAGTACGCCAAGTCTGGAATGCTGCCTGAGATAGCCGTCCAGTATTTGATGGTCGACTACGCGGAGTCGGTAATCGAGAAAGCAACAGCAAAGGGGCAGTCATGACTCCACGTTACATACCCATCAAGACCTTGAAGTATTGCTTGCGCGCCCACGTCGTGCTGGCAACAAGGCATCTTCGACCGGCGGCGTTACTCAATGTCCGCCCGATCAACACAGCCAACATCATCATGCTGGAGCGGGCCTGAAATGGCAGGCGCGGCTAGGCATGGCGTGGTATGGCGTGGCACGGCCGGGCTGGGCCAGACAAGGCGAGGCAGGCAGTAGAAGTACCGGCATAGATCAGCAGCCGGCGTAATGCTGACAACCCAAGGAGCATAGAAATGGCATTTGCAAAGAAAGACGAAGGCGTAGCAGTAATCAAGGCGGCGAACATCGTGCGCACCACTATCCGAGTGAAAGGAACTGCACCGTTTGTGCAGAACAAGTTCAGCAAAAAGGCACGCGACAAGATGATGGCCGATATGTCGACGCCAGCAGCGGCGAAGAAGAGCAAGTCCGCGCGCCCTCCGCGCGACTACGAAGACGACTTCATCCAGGCGCAGCACGTTGCTGTAGCTGGCTGGAACGGCATTCCATGCCCTGCATTTCGCGCAGCCATGATTGACGCTTGCCGCACCGTTGGCATGGTGATGACAAAAGCCAAAATGAGCGTGTTTGTTATCCCCGATGGGTTTGACAAAGACGACGGCACGCCGCTTGTCAGGCTGATATCCGGCAAGCCTGAAAAGACAGAAAGCCTTGTCCGCAATGACAACGGCGGTGCAGACATTCGCATCCGACCGATGTGGCGAGAGTGGGAGGCATTGGTAACTGTCGAGTTTGACCAAGACATGATTACCCCTGAATCGGTAATCAATCTGCTGGATCGTGCTGGCCGTCAGGTCGGGGTGGGCGAGGGCCGCCCGTTTTCCAAGAATTCAGTTGGGCAAGGATGGGGGACGTTTCAGGTAATTGAAAGCTAGGCAGGCTCGGCAAGGCCAGGCTGGGCGCGGCCTGGCTCGGCACGCCAAGGTGTGGCAGGCACGGCGAGGCATGGCACGGCTCGGTATGGCTGGGCACGGCCAGGCAGGCTAGGCGCAGCAAGGCAGGGCAGGGCAAGGTGTGGCAGGCGGGGCGCGGCAGGGCAAGGCACGGCGCGGAGGGGCAAGGTTCGGCAAATCATGGCAGGCAACTTAGGAGAATTTGAAATGGCAAAGAGCAAACCGGCAGGGATTGATTTAAGGCAGCACGAAATCGTTAAGGCGCTAGAAGATATCGCCGCATCGCATGGCGGATACCTGCGCCCCGCGAGCGTGGTTGATGCTGCCCGCGATCCAAGCAACCCGCTCCATTCCGAATTTGAATGGGACGACTCTCTTGCTGCTGATAACTATCGAATCGCTCAAGCCGGTGCGCTCATTCGCCGCGTCAAGTTCACCATCGTCAGACCAGCAACCGAAGCAGCAAAGAAAATCACCGTGTCATCCGTGCGCCAGTTCCAGTCGCGCCCATCCTGCCGAACTGAGGATGGTGGTTATGAGCAGGTTACGGAAATCATGAGTGCACCAGAAAAACGCGACGAACTGATCGATCAAGTATTGAAAGAACTTGCAGCGTATCGCAAACGGTATGCCGAATTGGTCGCTCTCTCGGAAGTATGGGTTGCGATTGACGAAGCACTTGAAACACTTGCTCCAGCAAGGCAAGCCGAGGCCGGGCAGGCTAGGCGCGGCGCGGCCAGTCATGGCGCGTAACGGTTAGGCCAGACGCGGTTAGGCGAGACATGACAAGGCAGGCTTGGCGGGGCGCGGCAAGGCGAGGTTAGGCGAGGCAGGCCTGGCACGGCAAGGCTTGGCAGGGCACGGCAAGGCAAGGCAGGCAAATGAACACGATACGTCGCGGGCCTGACAACCCGCATCGTGCCAACGTCGCTGGCGCGTAGTCCAGCAAGCGCCGAGCGCATCGGCGATTCCAGCTCTAAGCGGAGCGAAAAACGGCTGGCCCCGGCTGTATGCGTAGGGCAAGAACAAAGGAGTATGAGATGAGCGAAGACGACGGCGGCTTGCAGTGGTGGCAACAAGCCGGCCAGCATGAGCAAGACGACCACTATGAACCTGACGATCCTGAGAACGAAAGGAACTATCAGAATGACAACGCAACAACTTGTCCCCCTCGCGGACATTGAACGCATGGCCAGCGCAATGGCTGGCAGCCGTATGTTCGGCGTGAATACGCCCGACCAGGCAATGGCCTTGATGTTGGTCGCACAATCCGAAGGCCGGCATCCGGCCAGCGTGGCAAAGGACTACCACGTCGTCCAAGGACGCCCGACGCTCAAGGCCGATGCCATCCTCGCGCGATTCCAGGAAGCCGGAGGAACGGTGGAATGGACGACCTACACCAACGAGAAGGTCGAAGGTCGATTCAGCCATCCGCAAGGCGGCTCAATCACTATCGACTGGGACATGAATCGCGCCAAGGCGGCAGGACTGGCGGCGAAGGATGTGTGGAAGCAATACCCGCGATCCATGCTGCGCGCCCGCTGCATCAGCGAGGCAGTCCGCACGATCTACCCGGTCGTGCTCGGAGGCATGTACACGCCCGAGGAAGTCAGTGACTTTCGCGGCGTGCCACCCGGCCATCTGCCTAGCGAAATGGCCCCCGAGACGCTGGCATTCCACCTGGCCAATATCGCCGGCTGCGACACGCTCGATTGCCTGCGCGATGCCTTCGCCAAAGCCTACCGAGAGGCGCAGGACGCCCGCGACACGCAGGCCATTGCCGCCATCGTGACAGCCAAAGACAGCCGCAAGGCCGAACTGACCGCAACCCCCGCCATCGACGGCGAATACACCGCAATCACCACCGAGGAATGAATACTATGAGCACCTACGCACTTGACGCCGATCTGGCGCGATCCACTGACTCTTTCAAAACACGCATTGAAGCCAGCGGGAGCTATGTTGGCGCATTCACCAAGGCTGAAAAGGTTGTCAGCAGCGGCGGAACAGAGGGAGTCGACTTCAGCTTCGAGACCGACGATGGCGCGACCGCCGACTATCTGACGCTCTGGACGATCAAGAATGACGGCACGAAAACATTCGGCTACGGCCTACTGATGGCCCTGATGACCTGCCTGCGCGTGCGAACCATTGGCACGCAAATGGTTGAGGTTGAAAAGTGGGACGACATTGCGCGCAAGCGCGTCCCGATGCCTGCTGAATGCTTCACAGAACTGATGAATAAGCCGGTCGGCGTGCTGTTGCAGCGCGAACCGATGAAAGACGCCGCGGGTAACGTCAAGTATGACAAGCACGGATCACCACGCTGGAAGCTGAACATCACCGGCTTCTTTGAACCAGCGACGCGCATGACCGCCGGCGAGATTCTCGACAAGAAGGTGATCGCCGAGCGTCTTGACCGGAAAGTCGCCGTCCTCAAGGACAAGCCGTTGCCGGATCAGACCGCTCCGAACGACAACGGATTCAGCCAGCCGACGCCGGCCCCAGCAAGCTACTCGCCCAAGCCGACCGGCAGCGCGTTTGACGCGCTGGTCGATGACTTGCCATTTTGAGGCCCGCCATGTCGCTCCCCGCCCTCTACACAATCGCCGCCGAATACCGCCAGCAGGCGGCGCAGCTTGCCGAGCTTGACCTTGACGAGCAGACGCTGACCGATACGCTGGAGTCCCTCCAGTGGCCAGTCGAAGAAAAGGCGAAGGCCGTGTCTGCCGTCATTGGGAATATGGAAGCCGCCGCCGATCTGGTCAAGGCATTTGCCAAGCGCAAGGCCGAGGAAGCCGCCGCGATCCAACACCGTGCCGACCGGCTGCGCGCCTACCTGCTCACAAACATGCAGGCGTGCGGCATCAGCGAGATCAAGGCCAACGACGGAAGCCTGACACTCCGCATCCGCAAAAACCCGCCAAAAGTCGTCATCGATGACGCTGGCGCGATACCGGGCGAGTTGTACGTCTACCCCGATCCGCCGGCCCCGTATCCCGACAAGACCGCCATCAAGGAACGCATCAAGGCCGGCGAAGAAGTCCCCGGCGCGCATCTTGAGTGCGGCGAACGGCTGGAGATCAAGTGATGTGGCACACCAACACCACCCGCCCGGAACCGAACCAGACGGCAATCATCGCAGTGCAATGCCTCATGGACGGCGCGCCATTCGCACTCGGCATCTACCGCTGGCACGAAGCCTATGGTTGCTGGATGCACGAGGAAACCGGGCTGAAGCTCAAGCGCGATGCCTACTGGTGGCAGGCCGAATCCGATCTGCTTGCGGGGTTGCCGTGCTGACCACATCAACACACACCCATGCCCCCATGTGGCGCCACCAGGTCAAAAGCCTGATGGAGACTCGCCCGGAGCCGGTGGACGAAGAGTTCACCATCGCGCCCGAGCGCCGTGATACCTGCAACATCAAAGCAGCATGGGCGGCATCCAAGGCGCAGTACGCCGCACGCAAAGAGCGGATGTACGCCACGGTCAAGAAAGGCGAGATCAGCACGCCCGCCCTGATCGGGCGGCTCGGGATGAGCAAGGCCGCGGCGAGTCAGATGCTTCGCCAGTTAGCAGCAGAAGGCCGCGTCAAGGCGCGCAAGAGTGACCGCATGTACTTCTGGAGCGTGACATGAGGCGCATCGACTACATCAACGGCGGCGCGCACATTGTGTGCAAGCGTGGCAACGACCTGCCACAAGCCAAGCTGACCACCGATCTGGTCAGCACCATCCGCACCAACCGTTTCGGCTGGACTGCAAAGAAGTGGGCCGAGCATCTCGGCCTGCACATTCGCACCATTGAGAAGGTGCGCGACCGCAAAACATGGAGCCACGTATGACCAACCTACGCCTAGCTCGCGGCCTGCACTGGCGCGACAGCACACCCAACATGGCCGAACTTGGCTTTACCGCAAAGAACATCGGCCTGATCGCCGGCTTGATTCTGGTGCTTGGCATCACCGGCACGATGGACTACGCCGACGCGCAGCGCGCCGAAGCGATGGCCCAGGAGGCGCGCGCCGACCTCAACAGGGCGGCCCTGCTGGCCTGCCTCAACGGCAATGCACCGGGCCTGTACGTCGAACAACCCGATGGCAGCAGACAGTATCTCGTTTGCAGCGATCCGTACTACGTGTCGGATAGGAATATCGGGAGGGGATCGTGACATTGCTGGAAAGACTGCGCCAAACCGGCCAAGCACTCGACAGCGAACTGGCCGAGCGCCACGGACTGCGCGTTGCAGCCGTCAATGCCGAGTTGGCCCCGCACGTTGCCGCCGGTCGCGTTGTGTCCTGCGTGATCCGCAGCCCGCGCGGCAAGCAGCTCGCGGTTGAGTACCGCATGAGCGGGTCATTCCCGCGACTCAGACCGGGGCCGAGAACATGTTGAACGAATGGACGCACCAGATCGGCTTAATGTGCGCGCATCCGATCAAATCATGGAGAACACCAGAGGAAGTGGAGCGACCCGTCTATGTGCGCCGCGACCGATACGAAGGCAGAAAGCGCGGCGACCATATGAGAGCGCTGCGCGCAGCCAACACCGAGGCGATACTCGATTACATCCGGGCGAACCCCGACTGCACATACGCCCAAATGGTCGAAGCTACCGGCATCAGCAGTTCCACAACCAAAGAGATCGTCGGCGAGATGGTCGATATGGGCATGGTGGTCGGCGAGAAACGCGGGCCGGGTAATAGACAGTTTTGGAGAGAGGCATGATCTTCATTTACATAGCAGCAATCACTGCTGCAAACATGCTGGTTTGGTATTTCGGCCCTTGGTTTTCGCCAATCAACTCATTTTTACTGATCGGACTTGACCTGTCGTTGCGAGACAGGTTGCATGACCGCTACGGAATGCTTGTGTCGGTGGCAATAGTCTGCGCCGGTGGGGTGGTGTCGTGGTTGCTCAATCCTGCGGCGGCAAATATCGCAATAGCTTCAGTTGTCGCGTTTGTAGTCGCGGGGATTGCTGATGCCGGCTCATACCACCTCCTGCGCGGCAAACAGCAACTAACCCGGATGAATGGCAGCAACGCAGTCGGCGGAGCAGTGGATTCACTCTTGTTCCCGACAATCGCGTTTGGGGCATTCATGCCGCACATCGTCGCCTTGCAGTTTGCTGCCAAGGTGTTTGGTGGTGCATTGTGGGCCTACGTTCTTACAAGGAAAGCATCGTGATTAAGTACCACGGCACACCTTTCGGCGGGACGAATCAGGAAGCAGCAGAAGCATTGATCGGAAGGCACGCATTTATTTCATACGCATCACCGCAGCATCTTGATGTGGCGATCAGCGTTTGTCAGTCAGTCGCGCTGGACAACGGCGCATTTACCGCGTGGAAAAAAGGTGAACAGGTCAATTGGGATGAATACTTTTCTTGGGCGGAAAAGATGGTCAGGAATCCGCATATTGACTTCGCAGTGATTCCAGACGTAATTGACGGCGACGAACAAGCAAATGAGTCACTGATCGCCAGATGGCACCAACACTTTCATGGGGACATTAGGTTTGGTGTACCGGTGTGGCACATGCACGAAAGCAGAGACAAACTCAACTACCTGTCGCGTGCTTATCCGCGTATCGCAATAGGTTCTTCTGCGGAGTTTTCCACGGTCGGATCGCCAGCATGGCATCAGCGAATGTATTGGGCCATGTCGGTCGTTTGTGACGACGGGCAACCAAGATGCAAACTGCACATGCTGCGCGGCCTGAATGAGTCCATATTCACTAAGTACCCGTTTGCTTCGGCAGACTCAACAAACGCCGCGCGCAATTGCAATATCCAGCAAAGATGGGCTGGCACTTATGCGCCACCGTCAAACAGCTGGAGAGCGCGAGTAATCATGGCGCGCATCGAACATGCGAATTCACCGTCGTTCTGGGAAGAGAAACCATTTAACGATTTATTCATGGAGGCGGCATGACAGCATCCAACGAGCAGGTAGGCGGTACGCACTACATTGAGATGAACATCGAGCCGTGGGATGTTGTTGACGGATGGCCGATTGAGCAACGCATCGGGTACTACCGCGGCAATGCCATCAAGTACCTGCTCCGAATGGGCAGCAAGGACGAACAGTTGCAGGAGATTCGCAAGGCTGGACACTACTGCGCGAAGCTGGCCGAGGTGTTGGAGGGCGCGACACCAGACCTCAACACCTGCCCAAAATGCAGCGGCGAAGCAGACAACGGGCATGATCGATGCTATCCACCGACAGCGTATTTGTGCAGCAAGTGCCAGAAAGGAGATTGAGATGGACACAAAGAACTATGGGCCTGAGTTCATCAGGAGCTTGGCTGAAGAAACGCCAACGACACGGGAGTTACTTCAACAGGCACTTGAGGCACTGCTGTCGATAAAGTCAGACATTAGCGAATTCGGCATACACACAACAAGTGTGGAGGATCAGATAGTTGAAGCGATCCGCTCCCACCTTGAGAAGCCTGAACCGGCGGAAGTGGAATCCACTTGGTTATCCCTATCGGCATACGAGGCGCTGATGCAGGAGAGGCAGGAGACTTTGACTGAGCTCGCCACCAGCCAAGCCCTGCTTAAAGAAACACGGGCAAACGATCTCCACTCCATGCGATACCTGTCCGAGGTACGCGGACTGGTTGGTGGTGATGATTATCCGGACATGATTGCGCGTATCTCTGAGTTAGTGAGGAGCCACAAATGACGGAAGTCGAACAGCGCAAGCAACAAGCGAAAGACGCAGGCTATACGAATCCAATGTGCGCTTCTTGCGCAAAGATGAGCAAGCCTACAAACAAAGAATGCCGGGACTGCATGAGCGCTACACCTCCTATGTTTACCGCTGCGGTAAAAAATTTTCTCACGGTGGTCGAAGGGACGAAGCAATGACCCCCGCCCTGATCCTAACACGCGCCGAACTGGACTCGATCATCCAGCAGACGGTTATGGCAACCGCCGACGAACTCGCCAGCCGTTTCAGCCAGCCAGCGCCCGACGCACTCTGGACTGCCGAGCAGATCGGCGCGTATCTCGGCATCGCCGAAGCGACTGTCGCCGGAAAACTGGCCTATCAGCGCGGATTCCCCGACGCGATTGCACTGGGAGATGGGCCGAAGGCACGGCGGCGCTGGATATCCAGCGAGGTCATCGACTGGGCCATGCGGCAACGGGAGAGGAGGGCGGCGTGAACAAGAAAGAAACCGCCGCTTTCGAGAAACTGCAACGCGAAAACGACTACCTGCGTGCCGAGGTCGACAAGTTGATGGCGCTCTACCGCGAGCAGCTACATGAGCTTGTCGCCCTACGGATCAAGCGCGACCGCGTATCCGGGCTGGCGATGGAACTGCTCGACGAAGCGGCGATTGGGACTGACGGCATCTAATCTGGCGAGCCTGTAAATGCAGTCACTCAACCTCCAACAAGCCGCCGAATTCCTTGGCCTGCACCCGCACACGTTGCAGGCGCGGGCCAAGGCGGGCGACATTCCCGGGGCGAAAGCCGGGAAAGAGTGGAGGTTCATTGATATTGACCTGGCGGATTACCTGCGCGCACAATACCCGGCCAACAAACAACAGGAGGTAAAGCCGTGTCGATCTACAAACGCGGCGAGGCGTGGTACTGCGACATCACGATCAACGGTCGCCGAATTAGAGAGCCTCTTGGGACTACCGATAAGGCACTTGCCCAGCGCTACCACGACGAACGAAAAGCCGCGCTCTGGCAGCAAGACGCATCTGCGCATCGCCAGACCCTGACCGCGGCGGCCAAAGCGTGGGTCGAGGAAGGCCAGCGCGACAAGAAAGACCATTACCGCCTGCGCCGACTGATCGAGCTACTTGGCGACATACCGCTCGACACGATTGACGCGGCGACCCTGGCCAATGCGCTGGCCGGGCAATCCCCAGGGAACCATAACCGCAATCGCGCCCTACTCGTGGCAATACTCAACGTCGCCCATCTGCGCGGCTGGCTGCATGAGCTACCGCACCTGCCTACCCGTAAAGTAGCAACGTCGCGCATCCGCTTCCTGACGGCAACCGAGTGGCGACGACTGCATGATGTTCTGCCGCCGCATCTCAAGCCGATGGCCACGCTGGCAATCTCCACCGGCTTGAGGCGTAGCAACATCACACATCTTGAGTGGTCGCAGGTGGATTTAGCCCGGCGCGTCTTGTGGATACACCCAGATCAAGCCAAAGCTGGGCGCGCGATCGGCATCCCGCTATCGGATGAGGCGCTCGCCGTTCTGACCCAGCAGCGCGGCAAACATGAGCGATGGTGCTTCCCGACTCATCGAGGCGGCCCGCAAGTGCAAATATCGACCGGCTGGAAAGCCGCCCTCACCCGCGCCGGCATCGAACCGGAGTTCCGGTGGCACGATCTGCGCCACACCTGGGCCAGTTGGCACGTTATGTCAGGGACGCCGCTGGAAGTGCTTCAGAAGCTCGGCGGATGGGCAAGCCTGACGATGGTTTTACGCTACGCGCACCTGTCTCCCGAGCATTTGGCCGGCTTTGCGAACAACGCGAAGCCGTATGCCGAGGCGGCTTGAGTGGCTTGTGGCGTAACTTGTGACGTACTGGGGCGTTTTGTGGCGGATTGTGGCGGTTTACCGCAACAAAAAGGCCACCCGAAGGTGGCCTAAGTGTTTGATTCTTGGTGGGTGCTGAGGGGCTCGAACCCCCGACATTCGCCTTGTAAGGACTGCATTTCAGCTAGTGGTGGCAAGGGTTGCAGGGCATGTTGTGCCGTAGTTTGTGTCTTTGGATCATCCAAGTGTACGATACTCCGGCGGCAGATGCCGTCGCAGCCGCTCGGACTCGTAGGCATCGCGGCAGTGCTGTGAATCGAGGAACATCACGTTGATGATGCGCTGTGTCCAGACCCACTTGCGCCGGTAGGCGCGGGCCGAGAGCGTTTCATCCGCCCAGGAGTCGCCGGCCCACACCAGCGTATTGACCAGTTGATCGATGGCGATCAGAAACTGCCAGAGGCGCTCAGAGAAGGTCATGGATGCGGCCCCTTCAGCACGTACTGCCAAACAGCAATCAGTACCATCCCTGCCCCGCCCATGATCGCCCATTGCAGCAGGTTCTCACGGATACGTTTCCATCTCAACATCTCGGCATCTACATTAGCAATCCATTTTGCGTGGGCGCGGCGGTGTTCATGGCGCTTTTCGCGTGCTGTGGCGTCGGGATGCTCGGGGTGATGCGGGATGGCCTCGTCGACCATTTTTTCACACTGCTCAATTAGTGCAGCAGGTTCCTTCGCCATCCACGAGTCCAGCGATGCGGTCAGGTTTATGAAGCGGTCGTCCAACGTATCGATGCGCGACGAGAAGGAGTTGTACTGTTCTTCCAGCCGCTCGTCGATGTACTTGAGGATGTGGATCGGTAAGCCGCGCCGCTCCTCGCCTTTCCATTCATCGCTCATTTGCTGGCCTCATGCGTGCGGTAGGTGAAATCGAGCAGGTGTAGTACCTGCGCGCTGGCTTTCAGGGAGTCGTTGAGTCGGGCTTCACACTCCTCGACCGAAACCTCTCGGGAATCGAATCCGGTGGCAGTAAGTCCAAGTTGGGGGGCAGCGCCAGTAATTCCTCCGGCGGCAGGGGGCATTCGGTCTTGACGTACACAATCTGCTTTCCGCACCCGGACAGCAGGAGCGCGATCAAGAGCACGCACAGCGGTATCCCAACCCACTGCCAAGGCGCGCAGATTTCGCTCATGGTCTTGTCGTGTGTCTTCGGCTTGCTTTTCCGCCAGCGCCAAGGCGGATTTGATATCACTGAGGTCATGCACTGCTCCTGTGTAGAGGTAGGTCATGGTGGCGGCGTAGATCGCTACTGCGCCGACGAGGGTCATCCAGGGTAGAGGCATCATTTTTCACGCATCTCCAACATCATGCCGCGCAGGCTGGCTACATCGTGTTGAAGGGCGTAGACCATCTCCTCCAGCCGTTCCAGCGTTGCGCACAAAGCGACCAGTTGCAAGCGATCAGGACAGTCGTCGGTGCGGATGCCGTACCGGGCCAGTTTCTCGCGGTAGTCAGTCATTGGATTCCTCCGGGCCGACGCCCCATTCGCGCTTTCGAAACGGCTGGAAATGATCGCACTCCTCGCCGACGCGCTGCGACTGAAAAACTAACTCGCCGGGCTGGTGCTGGCGCATGTGGAAGACGCAGTTGTTGCGGTAGGAATCCGGGCAGTGATAGCCAAGGCAGCGGCGCGCGTCGAGTGTCATCGCTTCCCCTGCTGCCAATCGTCCCAGCGCGCCCACACCGTCAGACCAATGCCGGCGAGCGTGAGGGCCACAAACAGCACCGTGAGCACCGTGCTCATGTGGGAGATGCCTTCGACCTGCTGTGCGGTGTCTGTGAGCATGGGCGCAATCTGCTCTGTCGCGGTAGCGCCGACTGTGCCAGTGGCAGCGGTAGCTTGCCCGATCATCGTCCGCGTGCCAGCCAGCGTGCGCGGTGGTGCGCCATCCAGCCAGCGCCGAACATCGAAACCGGGGCATGCCTTGCTGCTGTACTCGTTATGCCCGGAGACTCGCTGGATCGGATGCCGGCCTTTGATGCGCTCGATCAGATCGCGCAGGGCAATCGCTTGCGCCGGCGTGAAGTGGTCGTCGAACTGGTCATTGCGCGCAGAACCGAATCCACCGATCAAGCAAACACCGATGCTGCCCGTGTTCTTGCCCTGAGCGTGCGCGCCGACCGTGGTTTCTGGCCGGCCTGGCATGACTCTCCCGTCACGGTCGATAATCCAGTGATAGCCGATCTCGCTCCAGCCATTCGACAGGTGCCAGCGGCGAATCTCATCGACCTTCGCCGACAGACCTGACGCCAGCATCCATTCCGGTCGCGTGGCCGAGCAATGCACGATGATTTCGGTCGGATGGTTCATAGCGCCGGCCACCCAGCCCGCCAGTCATACACCACCACGTCACGCACGTCGGTCATCGCGTTGATCGCATCGCAATGCTTGCCGCGCGTGCCGTCGATCGCCGCCTCGGCCATTGCGAACGGTGTCGCCGCCCCCATCACCTTGGCGACCATTTCAGCCATTGGAATACCTCTGATCTGCGCCGTGGCCGCCAGCATGGGCGCGTCGGCATCGTCGCCGCTGGCCGTCCAGAGGCGTGCCTCGGCAATCTTCAGCGGCCAGGAGGACATTTCCCCGGCGCTGATGCCGGCGATGATCTTGTTGCGCAGCCCTGCGGCGTAGGCTTCAATCTCGGCAATCCGGCTGGCCTGCGCGTCGGCGAGGTCGCCTTGGCCGATGGCATCCATCGGCAGCGGAATGCCCCCTGCTGTGAGCCATTCGCGGTAGG